TCCCAAGAGTACTAATGGGTGCAGGTGGATACCTAACTAACGAAGAACGTATCAAACAAGATGAAGAAGAGCTTTTAGCTATGAAGAAAGAAGCTCTAGGTATAACAGATGAAGAAAGTACTGAAGATAAACCCAGTAGCGAAGAGCCTAAAGCTGAACCAGTACAGGCAGAGAGTGATACCAAACAAGAAGAAAAACCAGAAGCCAAAGCACAAGAAGAAGATGATTTAGGTGCAGAGGAAAAAAACTTCAAGAAACGATACGGTGATTTACGTAGACACTCACAAAAGAAAGAAGAAGAGTTCAACGCAAAGATAGAAGCACTAGAAGCAAAGCTAACTAAAGCTGCAAAGCAAGAGCTTGTATTACCTAAGTCAGATGAAGAGTTAGAAGCTTGGGCTAAAGAGTATCCTGATATTGCAGGTATCATTGAAAGTATTGCTGATAAAAAAGCCAAAGCATCTGCTAATGCTTTAGAAGAACGCATGGCTGAGTTTGAAGAACTCAAAGTAAATGCACAAAGAGAGAAAGCAGAAGCAGAACTTGTTAAGATGCATCCTGACTTTATAGAAATACGACAGGATGATATATTTCATAACTGGGCTAAAGAACAGCCTAAGTGGGTACAGGATGCTTTGTATGAAAACGTTGACGATGCAAAATCTGTAGCACGTGTGATAGATTTGTATAAGATAGACAAAGGTATTACTAACAAGAAGAAAGCTCCTCCCTCAGAGAAAGCAGCAGCATCTTCAGTTAAAACAAAAAGTGCAGCAGCACCAGAACCAAATGAAGCAGCAGGACACATTCGTGAATCAGAAGTAGCTGCAATGTCAATCAAAGAATACGAAAAGCGACAGGAAGAAATCCTAGACGCTCAACGTAATGGAAGATTTATTTACGATATATCAAGAAAGTAGTTGACATTCTTAACATCGTAGATACAACTATAGCATATACACAACATTAGTGTGTATGCTTTAATCAAGCACTAAGCCACACAAAAGACTTACCCAAAATAATCGGCCCCATTAGGACTACCCGAAGACGTTGGCCTCTTCATGGTGGATATGTAGTGTTAATTCAACGCCATATCTATATAAGGAGATTTAATTATGGCTATTGCATCAGCAAGTGGAGGCTTTAACGGCAATTTCAGCCCGATAATGTTTTCCAAACAGGCGCAAATTGCATTACGCAAATCGTCTGTCGTAAGCGCAATCACCAACAACTCATACTTTGGTGACATTGCAAATCAGGGTGACGTTGTACGCATCCAAAAAGAACCAGACGTAACTGTTAACGCACTACAGCGTCACACAGGTATTTCTGTAGAGAAGTTAGACGATCAGGATTTCTCACTCACCATCGACAAAGCTAACTACTTTGCTTTTAAAATGGATGACATTGAAGAGCAGTTCTCGCATGTTGACTTCGTAAGCCTAGCAGCAGACAGAGCAGCCTACAAAATGGCAGACGCTATTGACGTAGATGTTCTTTCTTACATGTCAGGCTATAGCACAGCTGGAGCATTAATTACTTCCGCTTCAGGTGACGCACAGCACCCAACAGCAGGTGAAATCAACGGTGAATTTTTAAAGACTAACCAGTTGGACGCTACTGATATGGGCGCATTAGGGTCAGCAGACGCTGCATCAACAGCATACGCTACTGGGGATTCAATCCCAATGGCAACACGTTTGCCTGGTGCGACTGCGTTATCATCAGCTACTGTATCACCATTGACAGTTGTCGCACGTATGGCACGTCAAATGGACACAGCAAACGTTGACTCACGTGGACGTTGGTTGGTTGTAGATCCAGTATTCATGGAAATGCTAAAAGATGAAGACTCACGTCTTCTCAATGCAGACTTCGGTGGATCAGGTCTACAAAATGGATTGGTTGCAGGAAACATTCACGGTTTTCAAGTGTACGTTTCAAACAACTTACCTGCCAAAGGTAATGGTCCAACTCATGCTGGCGCACTAGCCCAAGATGCACACTATGGTGTAATCTTAGGTGGTCAGCAAGAAGCTGTAGCAACTGCAGAGCAAATGAACAAAGTTGAGAACTATAGAGATCCCGACTCATTTGCAGACATTGTACGTGGTATGCACCTCTATGGACGTAAGATTCTACGCCCACAAGGATTGGTGTCAGCTATCTACAACGTTGCATAATCAAGATAAACTTAGAGGCTGGCTTTTGCTGGCCTCTTCGTGCATTTAACATAAGGACATTCTCATGGGTACTATTACTACAGCAATGTGCAACAGCTTCAAGCAAGAGCTACTTGGGGGTGTTCACGATTTAGACACGCACTCGCTAAAGATTGCGTTAATAAAACCTTCACCTACAAGTAACTTCAACAAAGCTACAACTAACTACTCCGATCTTACAGCTAACTCAGATGAAGCTACAGGAACAAACTACAGTGCAGGAGGACAGGCACTTGATTCGCCTGTCATATCTATACCTTCAGGTTCGGATACAGCTATTGTAGATTTTGCAGATGAAGTATTTTCCAACTTGACAATTACTGCTGCTGGAGCTTTACTATATAATAGTTCAGTAAGTAACAAAGCTATAGCTGTATTCTCGTTTGGCTCAAACGTGGCATCGACAGCAGGTGACTTTACTGTTATCTTTCCTACAGCAGATGCATCCAACGCAGTCATACGTATAACGTAAAGGTAATACAATGGCATTAGTACTAAAAGATCGTGTACGTGAAACCACGACTACTACAGGAACATCTAGTCTGACCCTTGGAGGAGCAAGTGCTACCTTCGATACATTTGCGTCAGTCATGTCTACAAACGATACGACTTACTACGCCATTGTGCATACAGCTAATGGTACGGATGAGTGGGAAGTAGGACTAGGTACATACAGTGGTACTAACACTCTTGCACGAACTACAGTATTATCTAGTTCAAACAGTGGATCAGCAACAAACTTCTCAGCAGGAACTAAGTTTGTATTCATAACTTTACCTGCTAGTGTTGCTGCTCACCTTGATCCTGCATCTAACGATCACGATCTAAACTCTATAATCTCTTTTGGTAATCACGACACAGATGATCTATCAGAAGGATCTTCTAATTTATACTTCACAAACGCTAGAGCAGATGCACGTATAGCGGCATCCACAGCTTTTGATGCAGCAGGTTCTGCTGTTGCACTAGCGATAGCTTTGGGATAGCAATATGGCAAATACATTTCTTAGAAAAACTTCACGTAGCATAGGCACATCAGCAGTTACGGTGGGAAGCTACACAGTAGGTGGCAGCACAGCCACAACCGTCATTGGGTTGTCTTGTGCTAACAGAACTACTGCAGCTATCACAGTTGACGTAACACACAACGATGGATCTAATGATACGTTCTTAGTTAAGACAGCTACCGTACCTAGCGGAGGCTCACTTGTTGTCGTTGGAGGTGATCAAAAGGTCGTTTTACAAACAGGCGATAGCATTAAAGTGACATCAAGTGCAGCCTCCTCTTGTGACGTAATGATGAGTATATTGGAGATTACCTAATGGGTAAGTCTAAAGATTTAGCTACTGGCGAAACACGGTTTGTAAACACCGCTGGCGATACTATGACGGGTGCTTTGACTGTTGGAGGGGCAGTAACGGTAAACCCTGATGCAGATAGCTCACTACTTATAAAGGACGGTGGCACAAACGCATTAATGATGACTGCCGCTACTGGTGATGAGTTATATATTGGTGCAAACAATGAGTATGCTATTAGAATAAAGAATGACGGAACTAAAGATGTAGCTTTTGATAACGGTAGCCGTGTGACAATGCCTAGTCAGCCTAGTTTTTTAGCATATCGTGCAGGAAGTAACTATACTACAACTACTGCAAATTGGGAAAAACTTATTTTAGACGGGACAAGATGGAATACTGGTAGTCATTATAGCACATCAAATCATAGGTTTACTGCTCCTATATCAGGAGTTTACCATTTTGATGGTGGTGTGAATAGATATTATATACCTGCTGGAAACCTTTTTAGAGTGGCTTTGTATGTAAATGGTTCTGCTTATATATACGGTCAGGTTGATTACTCTGATGGCACCAGTGATTTAAAATATATTGTATCATCTACAATGAAACTAGATGCTAACGATTATGTAGAATTGTGGTCATACAGTAATTACTCAGGATCAAATGGTTTCAGTGCTGGTGCAACTTGGAATGCTTTTAGCGGATATCTAGTAGGTTAGGAGGGATACATGGCATACATAGGACAGACACTAACCGAAGGTACAAGAAGAGCGCACACATATACAGCTACTGCTGGACAAACTACATTTAATGCTGTATACTCTCTTGGAAATGTAGACGTATATCAAAACGGAATACTGTTACAACCTGCTGACTACACAGCTACCACAGGAACTACAGTGGTGTTAGGCGCTGCTGCTGCATTAGACGATGAGATAACTATTATATCTCACAACATATTCAGCGTAGCGGATGCACCTACACTTTCAGGTGGCGGCACATTTGCAGCTAGTATCAGAGCTACCCTGTTTGATAGTGAGCAACACAAAACTAAACTGGCATTGTTTCAGACTAATGATCAAACACTGTCTAATAACGTAACCATAGCAAGCACAGAGAACGCCAGTTGTAACGGACCTCTTTCGGTAACATCTGGTGTGACGCTTACAGTTAGTGGGAACTTGACAATCATATGAGTACTTTACATGTAGAAAATCTAAAAGGTCTTAGCTCTGGCGGTAATGCCAATAAGATTATTATACCTTCTGGGCAGACGCTTACTGCTCCAGGCCATGTTATTCAGACTGTTGATAGTTCCAATTCTACTCTTTTATCTACATCAAGTAGTGGAACTTGGGTTGACTCTGGTGAGACAATTACAATTACACCAAAGTTTGCAACAAGTAAGCTACATATGTGGGTTTATGCTGCTGGCGAAGTATA